AATATCCAAATGTCTTTGTGCAAGGAATGACAAAGGCAGAAGATATCGGAGTAACCATGACTCGTAAAATAAAACGAATCGGTTGCTCAACAATGAAAGAGTTGCTTGAAGAAAACAAGTTATCAGTTGTAGATAGAGCAACGATAACCGAATTGATGACCTTCATAAACAAAGGTGTATCATTCGAAGCTGATAAAGGTTATAACGATGATATGGTAATGAATCTAGTATTATTTTCTTGGTTCATCACAACAGACTTCTTTTATAATCTTACAGAAACACAAGTAAAAGATTTACTCTATTCTGAACAACAAAAGATGATAGAGGATGACCTATTACCTCCAGGTGTCTTTGGAACAGACAATAGAGACCAACAATCATTTGTAGATACGAATGGTGATAGGTGGTATCCAGATTAAAGAGATTTTCATTTATATAAATAAAACAGTAGAACTTTTACAATAACAGGAGAAAAGTATGGCATTTCAAGTTTCACCAGGCATTGAAATCAAAGAAATTGATTTATCGAATGTCGTTCCAGCAGTTTCCTCAACAGTAGGGGCATTTGCTGGTGTATTTCAATGGGGTCCTGTTGACGAAGTAAAAACAGTTTCAAGCGGATTAGAATTAGTAGAAGAGTTTTATCAACCTGCTAATACAGATGCTGGAGTTGAAGACTTTTATACAGCAGACTCATTTTTAAGATACGGTTCAGCACTTAAAGTTGTCAGAATGGCAACAACTGGTTTGTTTAGTGCAAACGATTCAGGTGCTACTGCATCATTACTGAAAAATGAAGACGATTACGAAGAAAACTATAAAGACGGAAGTCTTAACGGAACTGTAGGTAAGTATATAGCCAAATATGCTGGAGCATTAGGTAATTCACTAAAAGTATCAGTTTGTGCCTCATCAAACGCATACTTCCATAGTGGTGTTGACTTAGTCAATGATGCTAACGCAGATGTTGGTGATACTACAGTTACTGTTGATGACGGAACAAAATTTGTAGTTAGAGACGTAATTAAGTTTTCAGGTCACGCAACAAAATATAGAATCACAGGAATTAGTTCAAATGAGTTAACTATCTCATCATTAAATACACCTACAGCAGGTGGTTTAACTGCCGCAGTTGCAGACGATGAATCATTAGATAGATTCTGGGAATTTCATGATTTATTTGATAAAGCACCAGGAACATCTGCTTCAGCAGAATTAGTTGGTGCATTAAACGATGAAATTCACTTAGTCGTAGTTGACGAAGACGGACTATTCACAGGTACACAACATACAGTTTTAGAAACATTTGGTTTCGTATCATTAGCATCAGACGGTAAAGATGCTCAAGGACAATCAAATTATTACGTAAACGTATTAGAAAGAGATTCAGAATACGTTTACTGGTCAGGTCATGATGTAGAAATCATCACACCTGCAACAGATGACAGAACATTAGAAGAATCAAAAACAACACCATTCTCAAGACCAGCAAAAGTGAAAAACAGTTCACTAACAGGTGGTGCAAATGGTAGAAGTAAACTTGCTAGTGATTTTGAATTAGCAATGGACACATTCTTTGCAGATTCAGAGACAGAGTCAATAGACTTTATCATAGTTGGTTCAACAAGAACTGATGACGGTTCAGGAACAGACCAAGATATCTTAGTAGACCATAACACAATCGCAAACAAGGCAATTCAAATTGCTGAATCAAGAAAAGATTGTTTAGCAGTTATCTCACCAAGACATGCATCTATTGTTCATGAATCTTCAGAATCAACACAATTAACTAACGTTAAGGCAGACTTTGCAAGTGTAACATCAAGTTCATATGCAGTTCTTGACAGTGGTTGGATATATCAGTACGACAGATACAACGATAAGTTTGTATGGGTCCCAGGAAACGGACACACTGCTGGTTTAATGGCAAGAAGTGATTTACTTCAAGACCCATGGTATTCACCTGCTGGTTTCTCAAGAGGTCAATATCTTGGAATCACAAAACTTGCATTTAATCCTAAGAAAGCATCTAGAGACGAACTATATCGTGCAAGAATTAATCCAATCGTAACATTCCCTGGACAAGGTACAGTGTTATTTGGTGATAAGACTGCATTAACAGTTCCAAGTGCATTCGACAGAATTAACGTAAGAAGATTGTTCATAGTATTAGAAAGAGCAGTGGCACTTGCCGCTAAAGCACAATTGTTTGAATTCAATGATGCATTCACAAGAGCTCAATTCAGAAGTGCTGTAGAACCATTCTTAAGAGATGTTAAGAACAGACGAGGTTTAGTAGACTTCTCAGTGGTTTGTGATGAAACAAACAACACTGATTCAGTTATAGATAGAAATGAATTTGTATGTTCTATCTTCATTAAACCTGCAAAATCAATTAACTTTATCACTTTAAACTTTGTAGCATCTAGAAGTGGTGTTGAGTTTGAAGAGTTATACGGAGCAGTTTAAGGAGAAATAAATGGCAACTATAGACCAATTTAAAGCACAACTCTTAGGTGGTGGACCTAGAGCAAATAGATTTAGAGTTTTTCTACCAAGAAGTGGTGATAAAATAGAATTTCTATGTCAGGCTGCACAGATTCCTGCCGCTCAGGTTGGTGTAATTGAACAACCGTTCAGAGGACATGTTTTAAAACTAGCAGGTGATAGAACATTTGAACCTTGGACAGTAACAATTATAAACGATGTTGAGTTCTCAGCAAGAACTGCCTTAGAAGCATGGCAGACAGACATACAAGAATTAGATTCAGGTGAAGGTATTACTTCATTAGACTATCTTGTAGACAGAGCATTTGTAGAACAATTAAATAAAGATGATTCAGTGTTAGCAAGATATGAATTCTTCAACATGTTCCCAACAAGTATTGGTGCGATTGACTTAAGTTATGAAAACACCGACGCCTTGGAGACATTCGATGTTGAATTCCAATACTCACACTGGACAAGAGTCGTTTAATTTAGTTTTAGATAGCACCCTTGATTGGGTGCTATAAATATTATTATGGAAATTTTTGGGTTTGAAATATCTCGTAAGAAAGACGAGTTAAGAGAAATAGATGTAGAGAAGAAGTCCGCTCCTTCTTTTGTCGCACCTGCCATCGATGATGGTACTGCTGTTATACAACAACAAGCAGGATTCATTTCAGGTGGTGCATATGGACAATATGTCGATATGGAAGGTGGGATTAAGAACGAAGCAAATCTCATCACAAGATATCGTGAAACATCTTTAGTACCTGAATGTGATGCCGCTATTGAGGATATTATCAATGAGTGTGTTGTTTCTGATACCCAAGATAGAATCGTATCACTTGATTTAAGAGATGTTAACGCATCTGAAAGCATCAAGAAAAAGATGCTCGAAGAGTTTAATATCATTCTATCTTTAATGAAGTTCAATCAGAACTCACACGAAATATTCAGAAAGTGGTATGTTGACGGAAGAATTTACTTTCATAAAGTCGTTGACTCTAAAAACATTCAAAAGGGTATGGTCGACATTCGAAATATCGACCCTCTTAAAATTAAGAAAGTACGTAACGTAGAAAAAGAAAGAGACCCAAAAACCAAAATAGAAAAGATTAAGAAAGTTGAAGAATTTTATGTCTTCAACGATAAAGGTTTTGATAAGAGTGGTGCTAATGAAGGTGCAACTCTTAAAATAGCACCTGAGGCAGTGAGTTACACTACTTCAGGAATGTTAGATTACACAAAGAACGTTGTAATCGGATATTTGCACAAAGCATTGAAGACTGCAAATCAGTTATCAATGATGGAAGATGCACTTGTTATCTACAGAATATCAAGGGCACCAGAAAGAAGAATCTTCTACATTGATGTTGGTAACTTGCCAAAAGCAAAAGCAGAACAATACTTGGCAGATGTTATGAATAAGTATAGAAATAAACTTGTTTATAACTCAGACACTGGCGAAATCAAGGACGACAGAAAACACATGTCGATGCTTGAAGACTTCTGGTTACCTAGAAGAGAAGGTGGAAGAGGGACAGAGATTACTACTCTGCCTGGTGGGCAAAACTTGGCAGATATTGACGATATAGAATACTTTAAGAAGAAGTTATATCGTTCATTAAATGTTCCTTCATCTAGAATGGAAGCAGACAATGGATTTAACATGGGTCGTGCTTCAGAGATTTCTAGAGACGAACTTAAATTTAATAAGTTTGTGAAGAGATTGCAAATGAAGTTTGCTAGATGTTTTACAGACTTGCTTAGAACACAATTGGTGTTAAAAAACATCATGAAAGGTGAAGAGTTCGATAAGATAAAAGATTTTATCATATACGAATTCTCTACTGATAATCATTTCTCTGAATTAAAAGAAGGAGAAATAATGAGAGAAAGACTTGACTTATTAGGTCAAGCAGAAGAATACTTAGGTAAATATTTCTCTCAGAAATATATAAAAACAAATGTGTTACGATTGACAGACCAAGATGATGAACTTATGCAACAAGAAATTGAGCAAGAGAAAGCAGATGGTTTGTACGGTGACGAAGACGGAGATGACTTTTAATTATGAGCGATAGTAAACAATTTATAGACCAAATAGAGGCAGGTAAATTCAACGATGCTAAAGAAACAGCATTCGAGTTGATGAGAAATAAAACTGCTGAAGTTGTTGATATGAAAAGAGTAGAAGCATCAACAACTTGGATGGATAAACAAGCAGATGAAGACTTGGAAACAGATAACAGCTGAGTTAAACGAAGCAAAACTTAAACTTCCTAAAGACCAAAAAGAAGTCAAAAGAGAAGTTGAGAAAGTATCTGGTAAAACAGTTTCGGTTGTCTATGCTGAGGACAGACGAAAGAAAATACATGTCTACTTAGATGAAATAGAAGTGGGTACATATAAAGATTTAAAATCAGCAGAAACAGAAATGAAGAATGTCAAAAAAGTTATGTTGCAAATGAGTGAAGAAGACATTTCTAAAGAAGAAATTTTAGGAGCAATAAATGAAATTAATATCTGAATTTAACGACTATGCAATAGAACCCGTTATCGTTGAAGAAAACGAAAAGGGTCAAAAAGAATACTTTATTGAAGGTATCTTCATGCAATCAGAAATTAAGAACCGTAACGGTAGAGTCTATCCAAAAGATGTTATGGAAAAAGAAGTTAATCGTTACGTTAAAGAATTTGTAGAGAAAGACAGAGCATTCGGTGAATTAGGACATCCTGAAGGACCGACAATCAATTTAGACAAAGTATCTCACATGATTACCAAACTAGAAGCAGACGGTAATAACTATGTGGGTAGAGCAAAGATTTTATCAACACCAAACGGTCAAATTGTCAGAAATTTGATAGATGACGGTGCGAAACTTGGAGTATCATCTAGAGGTTTAGGTTCACTAGAGCAAAAGAATGGTGCCCAGGTTGTAAAAGCAGACTTTCAACTTGCAACAGCAGGTGATATAGTCGCAGACCCATCTGCTCCAGAGGCATTCGTAGAAGGCATAATGGAAGGAGTAGAATGGATTTATGAAAATGGTATTCTAAGGGCACAAGAAGTTGAGCAAATGAAGAAAGAAATTCAGGTAGCAAAACTAAATAAACTCGAAGAGACCAAACTTAAAGTATGGAGTAAGTTCGTAGAGAACTTATAAGTTATAAATAAAAGAGTATTTTAAATATAATACCCTAACAGGAGAAAACATGTCAGATTTAGAAAAAACACTATCTCAAGCAGTAGCAGAGGTACTTGACGAGAAAGTCGAGCAGCCAGATGCTAAAGCAGAGAAGGGTGACCAAAAACCTGTCAAGCAAGGTTCATCAGACGCCGCTTCAATTGAAAGTGGTAAAGGTGAAGTCGTCAAACCTGAAGAAAATCCTGTTGACAAAGCCGTGGCTTCAGTTAAAAGTGCCGAAGGTGGTTCTAAAGAAAATAGTTCCGACCCTCAAAAGAAAGGTGCTTCAAAGGCTGAACCTCAACCAAAATTAAAGAAAGTTTCTGAAGAAGAAGATTCTGAAGAAGAAAAACCTTCAAAGATGGAAATGATTAAGGCAATGGTCAACGCAATGAAAAATATGGATAAAGAATCACTTCAGGCAATGTATAACAAAGTGTCTGATGACGAAGAAGAGGTTGACGAATCCTTAAGCAAGGCAGAAATTGCAAGAAACATCGTAGAACTCATGAAGAAAAAAGATGAGGACGAAGTTGAAGAATCATCTAAAGCATTCTTTGAAGAGAAAGAAGATGAGAAAAAGATGAAAAAAGAAGAAGAGGAAGACGAAGACGAAGAAGATGAAGACGAGAAAGAAGTCGAAGAATCTGTAGAAGTCGAGTCTGACCTAGTCGAGATGGAAGTGGAAGACGACCTATCTAAAATCTCAGAAGCACTTGAACTTTCTGAAGAAAATACAGAAAAGGCAAAAACCATATTCAAGGCAGCAGTTTCATCTAAAGTAGAAGAAATCAAAGAATCTCTACAAAAAGAACACGAAGAATCATTAAAAACCTCAATAGACACTATCAAAGGCGACTTAGCAGAAGCAGTTGATAAGTATCTAACATATTGTGCAGAAGAGTGGACGAAAGAAAACGAACTTGCAATTGAAAGGGGTTTGAGGTCTGAAATGACTGAGAACTTTATCGAAGGACTAAAAACATTGTTCACAGAACACTATGTTGAAGTACCAGAAGATAAGTACAATGTTATGGACGAACTCGCAAATCGTCTCGATGAGATGGAACAAAAACTTGACGGTGAAGTGTCCAAAAATATGGAAATCACTGAAGAGTTAGATTCATTGAAGAGAGATAACGTTGTCAGAGAAGCCTGTAAAGACTTGTCTGAGTCACAACAAGAGAAATTGGTATCATTATCAAGAGGTGTAGACTTCACAGACACAGAAGACTTTAGTGATAAAGTTGCTGAGTTGAAAGAAGCATATTTCCCTGTTGATGGTGAGACTATCGCTGAAGAGACTGTAGTCGAAGAAGGAACAGGAACTTTTGATGTAGAACCTACAGAGAAAGTTATTGACCCAGAAATGGCACAGTACTTAGAAGCAATTAATAAACTTAAATAATATTTAAAGGAAATAACAATGTTTTTATCAGAAAACTTACAAGAAAAGTGGTCGCCTATTCTAGAACATTCCGAATTGCCTAGCATTGAGGATAACTACAAGAAAGCGGTTACAGCAGTTATTTTAGAAAACCAAGAGAATGCTCTTAAAGAAGAAAGAGCAGCTCTTTCTGAAGCTGCACCTTTAAATGCTACTGGTTCGTCTGCTATTGCTAATTGGGACCCAATCCTAATTTCATTAGTAAGACGTGCTATGCCAAATCTCGTTGCATACGACATTTGCGGTGTTCAACCTATGACAGGTCCTACTGGTCTTATCTTCGCTATGAAAGCAAGATACTCAGACTACCCAAGTGGTGGTAGAGAAGACCAATCTGAGGCATTAGGTGTTAACGAACCAAGAACTGGAGAATCTGCTTCTGCAGGTCCTAACGGTTCTGCTGGTGTTGACGCTGACCCAGAAGGTGACCCTTTCGCAGCTGCTAGTGCGTATGAAAACGCAACAAGCACAGGTATGAGTACAGCTACTGCTGAAGCATTAGGAGACGGAACTTCTAATGAATTCAATGAAATGAGTTTCACAATTGAGAAATCAACAGTGACAGCAGTATCCAGAGCATTAAAAGCTGAGTACACACTCGAACTAGCACAAGACTTAAAAGCAATCCACGGTCTTGATGCAGAATCAGAACTAGCAAACATTCTTTCATCAGAAATTCTTGCTGAAATCAACAGAGAAGTTGTAAGAGAAGTCAACAACCAGGCAAAAACTGGTGCAGCTGACACTGCGGTAGCAGGTACTTTCAACTTAGACGTTGATGCTAACGGTAGATGGTCTGTAGAGAAGTTTAAAGGTTTATTATTCCAAATCGAAAGAGAATCAAACAAAATTGCTAAAGAAACAAGAAGAGGTAAAGGTAACTTTATTCTATGTTCTTCAGACGTAGCATCTGCTCTTTCAATGGCAGGAGTATTAGATTACGCACCTGCTTTAAATACCAACTTAAACGTTGACGATACTGGTAATACTTTTGCTGGTCTATTAAACGGAAGAGTTAAAGTTTACATCGACCCTTATGCTGGTGCAAACTACTTAACAGTTGGTTATAGAGGAAGTAATCCTTATGACGCTGGTATGTTCTATTGTCCTTACGTTCCATTACAAATGGTTCGTGCAGTTGGTGAGAATACTTTCCAACCAAAAATCGGATTTAAAACAAGATACGGTATGGTTTCTAACCCATTTGTTGGGTCAACACCTGCTAACGGTCTTGCTTCCGATGGAACAAACCAATACTACAGAAAAGTTAAAGTTACTAACATTCTGTAAAATCAATATTGATTTGAGAAAAGGTCTCTTCGGAGACCTTTTTTTTAGCGAACTAAATATAGTTGTCATTAACACACAAACACACAGGAGGAAAAATGGCAAATCAACCAAAATCTGGGTACGAAATCCGTGCCGACTTACTATCTCTCGCCGAGAGTGTTATTATCAACAACATCGAGAATGAAAGGCAAACCATATATTCATGGAATGATAATCATGCTGAGTCTAAAAAGGAAATACCTTTGAGAACATATTCTGCTCAAGATGTTATTAATACTGCAAAGCAGTTTAATGATTTCGTAAACGAGAAGTAAGTTAAGATAAATAATAGTGTGGGGTGAATTATCACCCCCCTTAGAGGAAAAACAATGTCAAATTATGCAAAAAATGTGAAAGTGTTAGAAGGACCATGGGAGAAAAGTGCATTTCCTAATGGTGTAGAAACAACCAATGTATTGAATAGAACAATCACTACTCAGTATATACAAGACGGTTATCTTTGTGAGGAAACTGTTTGTAGAACATATAGAGGTGATGACTATCAAGATACTACATCAACTAAGAGAGTAATAAAACTTGGCAACTAATATAAACAAATCTATTCTCAATAAGAATAATTTTAGACTTCTTATTGATAAGACACCAAATGTAGAATACTATGTTCGAACAGTAACATTACCAGGTTTACAATTTGGTGAAACAACACAACCTACAGGTTCAGGTTTAGATGCTTACTTCCCTGGTGATAAAGCATCATTCGATACGTTAGATGTATCGTTTTTAGTTGACGAAGATTTAGAAAACTTCAAAGAGATATATGATTGGATGGACTCTATTGTACCTGTCGGTGATGGTTCTTCGTTTGGAAGATACACTGATACAAGAACTAACAAAACAAATATATATGCAGGTTCTGATAATGATTTAAATCAGTTCTCAGATATCACACTTATAACAAACACAAACAAAAACTTACCAAATAAGTATTTTAGATTCCATGATGCATTCCCAATCAATCTAGGTGGAATCGAATTAGAATCGGGTGCAGATGCAGAACCAGTCATTGCTACTGTATCATTTAGATTCACCTATTACGAAATAAAAACTACTTCATAAATACTACAAACTGTAGTATAATAGTATATTATGACTTTAGATGAAATTAAAGAAATGTGGTCCAAAGATTGTATCATCGATGATATCGAACTTGATAAATCTTCGTTAGAAGTACCAAAATTACATGCCAAGTATTCAGAGTTGCTTACTGATAATGTTATCAAGTTAAAGAACTTAGAATTCAAACGTAGTCTTTTGATGAAAGATAAATGGTTATGGTACAATGGCAAAATGGACGAAGCACGTATCAAAGAGTTGGGTTGGAACGATGACCCCTTCGATGGTCTAAAAATTATGAAGAATGATATGTCTGTTTTTTATGATGCAGACCCAGATTTACAAAAACTCAAAGCACAAATAGAATACACAAGAGAAGTCATTGAGTTTATCAGACGTTGCATGGAGAATGTGACATGGAGACACCAAACAATTAAAAACACTATTGAGTGGAAAAAGTTCATGGCAGGTTTATAATGATTACAACAAATTCTATTTGGATATATCCAGAATATTTTACACCTCAAGAAGTCAATCAGATTCATGCTATCGCAAGTAAATATCAATTAGAAGAAAGCATGATAGGTCAAGGTAACAAAGACCCAGACGATAGAACTCATCACAGAGAAGGCAACAAAGATAGCACCATAAGACAATCAAAAAATCTGTGGTTAGAACCTCATATAATGCCAAGAGAGATAGAACAAAAATTGATTGATGGTATCAATATGGCAAATATGGAAGCAGGTTGGAATCTTCAGTGGGATTATCAAGAACCACACCAATACACACATACGA